AATTAAGACTTCTGCTATTAATCATTTAACCACCAGTTTGCCTTAATGTTTCTGATTGAATACGCGAAAGGAGCCGCTGGATAGTTAAGTCCAGGGTCCCATACACAACTTCCAGACCCAGGGTACCTTCTGATAATAGCCCCATCAACCATTACACCGACTTGTTCAAACTTATCGAACTCTTCTTTTGTAATCATTTACAATCCTGACATCTAAAAGTTCCTTCGGGAATAGGTTTCTTATAGTTCCATTTATAACACTCAAGACAATACCAAGTCATACATTAGTCCTGATAATATATTCCATAAGGGAATACATATTCCACACATAACAATCCTTACTTTCATCTTCATCTAATATAATATTCATATGTTAATTACCTTTACCGGTACTCCTGCCTTCTGTGCCTGTTCAATCATATTCTGTGTTCCAGGGGATTTCCCATCCCAGAATGCTATGACTAAGTCTGGCTTACCTTCGTCTAACATCTGTTTATTTCTAATTGGGCCAGCGGCCTTACCATGTTCTCTCCAATTAGCAGGGTAAACTTCCAAGTTAGTTCCATAGGTGTATGCGAACTTATCTGCTAATGTATCTGCGCCAGGGGCGTCTCCGTGAATAATTGTATATTCGTCAGTACAGACGTACTCTTCTGTTTTTCTACTTTCCATAAAGTTCCATAGAGTATCGTGCAACAATTCCCAATCATTAAAATGTCTACTACCACATACTAATATTCTCATTGCATTCCTTTTCTTTTCGTTGTATAATTACGTCCGCGCGCTTTAACTACTCTGAGGTATACCCCTAACTATGTACGTTCAATCTTCTTCTAGTTTTACTAGACCTAATGACACTACAGCCTATGGCTCTGGTGATCTAGTTGCTAACTCTACTACAGCAGGCTCTGTAAGTCCACTTACATTTACCTTCCCAGGTAATGCTGCAATCTCTAGAGTTAAACTCAAGAAGTCAGGAGCTACTCCTACCAATGCAAACTTTACCCTCCATCTCTACCAGAACTCTCCGACAGTCACTAATGGCGACAACGGGTCTTTCGCATCCACTGAGTCTGGTTGGTTGGCGAGTATCGCCTTGGACGCAACTACATCCCTTGGTTCAGATGCAAACTCAACCTCAAACTCCTTCTCGGTTCCCGTTGTAGCTTCTGGCACAGTCTACGGTCTTCTTCGCGCAGCAGCAGCTTATACTCCCGCAGCCCAGGAAGTCTTTACTGTAACCCTTTATGGAAACACTTAACATGGATATTACCTTTGCCATGAATGCCCTAATCCAGTGTTTTATCTGGACTGCATGGGGCTTTTTCATGGGTTCTGGTTGGATTCTAGCTAATAGGATTTGGAGATGAATACAGGCTGGCAATGTGCTTGGTGTGATTGTTTCAATTTCTTCTACTACTCTTACTGTGCCAACTGTAATCGGGAACGAGTCCCTGAATACACTTTAGAGGAACAGGAAGAGACAGCAGATGAGTGAACTTCACAAATATATCCCTTGGACCTGCCTATATTGCTTCTCCGTAAATAAACCTGAAAATGAAAAATGTTGGAAATGTTCTACACCAAGGTAGCTCTAGATGCCCTGTCTGTAGAAAAGCCTACTGGGCCTGTGTATGCCATTTACCAAGGTAGGCCGTAACGACTACAAGTCTCCGTCAGGGAGACATTTCACTAAGGCCCAAGTCGCCATGTACTACGCAACTGACGGCTTCAAGAATAAACCTAAGAAAAAGAAAAGAAAGTAATGGACCTGTTCTCCATAGTATCAACCGTAGCAACTATCTTCCTGACAGTCTTATCAGGATCATGGGCCATCATTAATCAGATGAACAAACGGTTCAATGAAACTGGTAAGCTAGTCTACCAAAAGGTTGAAGAACTTGAGAAGACCATTGCCACTAAACTTGAGAACCATGAAATGCAAGACCATCAGCGTTTCGCCTCCCTTAACGATGGCGTCTGGGACTTACGCGTCCGTCTTGCTGCAAAAGAAGGCTTGACCGTACTTAATGGGCCGTCCACGAAAGACCGTTAATACTCTCAAACCTGAGCTTAAAGAGAAGCGTAAGGAATGTGAGGCATCACTAATCAAATTTATCGAGCACGTAGACCCTAAGAGACTCTTGGGCAGTGTTCACAGACGTATTATTCAATGGTGGACCCGACCTTCCGCAGGCTCCCACCAGTTACTTCTGATCCCGCGCGACCACATGAAGTCCGCGCTAATCGCATACAGAGTTGCTTGGGAACTAACTAAGGACCCTACGTTAAGAATATTGTTTATATCGAGTACGTCCAACTTAGCTACCAAACAACTTAAGTTCATCAAGGACATTCTCACCAAGGATAACTACCGTCTTCTCTGGCCAGAGATGATTAACAAAGAGGAGACTAAGCGTGAGAAATGGACCGAAAGAGAAATCTCAGTAGACGATCCTCGTAGAAAGGCTGAATCAATCCGTGACCCATCTATCTTTACGGCTGGTCTTACTACTAACGTTGTTGGTCTCCACTGCGATATTGCTGTTCTCGACGACGTCGTCGTCACAGGAAACGCATACACAGAAGACGGACGAGAAAAGGTAAGAGACCAATATTCTCTTCTTTCCTCCGTCGAGTCCGTCAACGCCAGAGAGTGGGTAGTCGGAACGAGATATCACCCCAATGATCTTTATTCTCAATTACAAGAAATGCAGGTAGAGGAGTATGATGTTGTTGGAAATGTTACTAAGACCGTTCCATTATTTGAAAAGAACTCCGACTTCGGAATTTCAGAGGCCGTGGAGTCAGTCGGAGATGGCTCCGGAGAATATCTTTGGCCCAAACAACAACGCTCAGACGGCAAGTGGTTCGGCTTCGACAGGGAAGCCCTTGATAAAAAGAAGTCGCAGTACATTAACAAGATACACTTCAGGGCCCAATACTATAACGATCCGCACGATGTCGACTCATCCATCTTCAAACGAGACGTCTTCCAGTACTACGAGCCAGGTTATTTGTCCCGTAAATCCGGAAACTGGTTCTTCAAAGGCGAACGTCTCAACGTTGTTGCAGCAATCGACTTCGCCTATACAGTAGGCAAGAAGTCAGACTTTACTGCAATCGTAGTCATAGGTGTAGACGGCAATGCCAATTACTACATCCTTGAGATAGATCGCTTCAAGACCCTCCAACCTTCGGAACAATTCAAGAGAATTCTAAAGCTCCACGAGAAGTGGGGTTTCCGAAAGATGAGGGCTGAAGTCACCGGTGCCCAGCAGGCAATCGTCAATGACTTCAAGGAAAGCTACATCCGCCCCCTTGGCCTATCTCTTTCCTTAGAAGAGTTCAGGCCTTCACGCTGGATCGGTGCAAAAGAAGAACGCATCATCGCAGCACTAGAGCCCAAGTATACTAACCGACAAATGTGGCATTACCCGGGTGGTAATACCCAAATCTTAGAGGAAGAGTTAATGTTCTCCAATCCAGCTCATGACGACGTAAAGGATGCTCTTGCATCTGCCGTCGATTACGCGTCTGGGCTGGCCCCATTCAACTACTTCAAAATTGCAAAGGAAAAGGCAGTTCAAGTGTTTTATAACAGTCGCTTTGGAGGCGTAGCCTAGTGTCCGGTGATGTCCTCGAACTTCGTTCAATCTTAGACGAAGATACATTAGCAGTCCGTCTCACCGAGAAGTATCTTGAGTGGGACAGTATGCGTAATATCGCCAAGAATACTTGGGAAGAAATCAAGCGTTACGTCTACGCCACAGATACGACTATGACTACCAATGCATCTCTGCCTTGGAAGAATAGGACTACCGTTCCCAAGCTGTGCCAGATCATGGACAACCTATACGCCAACTACACTGCAACTCTATTCCCGCAGCGTAAGTGGCTGATCTGGGAAGCCAATGAGGAGGATGCCAATTCAGTCGATAAGAGAGATGCAATAACCAACTACATGAATTGGGCTATTTCTCAACCATCGTTCAAACATGAGTTCGATAAAATCATTCTCGATTACATCCAGTATGGCAACTGTTTCGCAACTGTTAGTTGGCTGGATCAACGTGTAGAACAGGAAGGTAAAACTCAGGCCGGATACGTAGGACCAGTGGTCCAGCGTATTTCTCCTTTGGACATGGTCATGATGCCAACGTGTGCCAACTTCATCCAGGCACCTAAGTTCGTAAGATCAATCATCACACTAGGAGAATTGGAAGAGAGGCTTCAACGTCTATCTAACGATGAAAATCGGGAGATGTACGAGAAGCTCTATAAGTACTTAAAGAACCTTCGTTTCCTGTCCCGTACTTTTCAAGGAGACTGGTCCCAACAGGATCGCTTATATGCAATGGATGGCTTCACATCCTTCCGTGCGTATCTTCAATCCGATATGTGTGAGGTCCTGACCTTCTACGGTGACTATTACGACCATGACAATCACGTGTTCAAGAAGAACAGGATGGTCACTGTCGTAGATCGTCACAAGTGCATTGACGACAAACCAAACCCCAGTTTCTTTGGGTTCCCTCCGATTTACCATGTCCCTTGGCGTAAGAAGCAGGATAACCTGTGGGGGATGGGTCCACTAGATAACCTTGTCGGCATGCAATATCGCATGGACCATGTGGAGAACATGGGTGCTGATAACTGGGACTTCACTGCATTCCCGGTCAAAAAGATCAAAGGCTTTGTCGAAGACTTTGTCTGGGAACC